GCTGAGACCAAAACTCGAACGACAAATCGAGGTAGTGCAGGTCAGTCACGCTGTCATACCGACCGCGCCCCTCCTCCACACCCGGCACAAGACGCACCGGAGAACACACGCGACCAACAACCACGGGCAGAACACCAATCAGAGACAAAACCCCATCAGCAAGCAGCATCAGCCCATCCGCATCAACCGCGACCACCCGCACGTCATACCGCCACCGAGTCCGCGCCCCCATGCTCTGCTGCTGAGTCAGACGCAGATCAAAATCGGCAGGCCCATCCGGGAACAGCACCACATAGTTCGCCCGCACCGGGGCGCCATTCGTGACCCGCACGTTCGAGAACACCTTGTTCGACAGGATCGACACCGCAACCAGAAGCGCCCTGAAAGCGTTGAAGTGACCGAGCATCTTCACCCCTTCTCAACGGCGGCACGAAGACCATCAAATATCGCCAACTCGAGACCCCTCACGAAGTCCTCCTCATTGGCTTCCTTCGCATCCCGGCCCGCATGCTGAGGTGCAGACCTCACCCCGCCACCGGCATCCTCCACGAAACCGAACGAACCCGAGTCACCAACCGTCGGCCCAATCTCGGCCTCAATCGACGACGCCTTCTCCTGGGTCTCATACGTGATATCCGCCGCGTACCGCGACAACCCCGAACGATTCGCACCCTTACGCCAGTCATCTTTGATGCGCTGCGCAGACACCTGCAACGCCTTACGGATGAACGGCCGAGCCTCAGCCGGCGCCCCCGCCAGATCAGCAGCCAAATCACGCAACTCAGAGAAGTCATCAGCCATCAGCTCAACTCCTCCAACGGATACCTGTACGCAGTCACCTGCCCCGCAGACGCACCACCAGAAACCTTGAACCGCCGACCCACCAGAAGCGGATCAGACGAAGCAACACACTCAACCTCGTCATCCGTGAAGAACCGCGCAGTACCAAACGGAACACTCAGGTACGGTTCCTGCATCGCCGCAGGAGAACCAGTCGCCTGCGAATTCGACACCTCACGCGAACCCCATCGGATGCGGCCAATACCGTCGTAACGCTCCGTCTCGATCACGCGCATCGGATCACCCGTCACAGGGTCAGTAGCATCCGTGAAGCGGCCCACCAGCACGACCTCAGTCATCCGCGACTCAGCCTCAGCACGCAACCCCGGAAGTGCCGCCGCAATATCCGAACCCAGAGTCATCAGTCCCCCAACTCGAAGATCGGGACACCCGCGATATCAACACCGCACGAACAGTAGTTCGCACCCATCATCAGCGAGCACCACGGAAGATGAGGGGCACCAGCCGACGCGAGCATGTCGATACCAAACGCCCCGCTGTCGGCCGGATCCGTCAGACCCAGCAGCTTCCACCACTCATCCAGAATCGTCACACGGCCCTTGCCCGACTGATACGAACGCGACGTCGTGCCATCATCCACCGTGATCGAAACCTGCGTCGCGTCATCCGGCTTCTTCACCTGAGCGACCACAGCTTCGCGCACCACATAGTCAAGCTTCGCCTCACCAATGCCAGCGAAATCCACGCCCAACTGCTCGGCACGCAACTGAATCAGCATCATGGCGTCATCAATCCACAGGTACCACTGCTGATCCTGAATCGAACCAGATTCGGGGGCGGCCACACCAAGAGCAACCGCAATCGTTACGGGAGTCACAGTCATGACCGCCCCCTTCCCTTGCTACTTACTTGCCGGCTTCGACGCAGCCTTCTTCGCAGGCTTCTCGTCCTTGACGATCTCCCACTCAGATCCCATGCGCTCAGCCTTCTCGTCTGTGACCTCGACGATTGCTCCCGAGTTCACGTTCTTCAGGCGAGCCACGGTCACACCAGGTCGTGGATCTTGGCGAACGCGTTCAGGTCCGCGATGCCCCAGCCGTAGACGACCTCCGCGCGGAACGCGACCTGGTTCTTGCGCTTCAGGTCACCGCCGCCGTCCGGGTCACCGTACTTGATGACCTCGAGGCCGATCTGCTTCTGGACGCCCCAGCGGATGGCCGAGAAGTCGCCGACGAAACCGAGCACCTTCGTGTCGACCGCGAGAACGCCGGTTCCGCGAACCGTGTTGGACACGGATGCGCGGTGGCCGTCCAGCTCGCTCGTCTGCACGCCGAGGCGGAAGTTCGGGTAGAGCTTCTGCTCGGAGTTGACGCCACGCAGCGCGGAGAACTTGGCCGCGTAGGTGGGGTCCAGTGCGATGTCGCGCGGGACAAATCCGTCTGCGAGGACGAGGCCGTCAGCCGCATCGAGGCTGACGTACGGCTTGTCTGCCGCTGCGTACTCGACGAGGTTGGTCGTGTCCGTGAGTCCACCGTTCATGGCGGCGACAACAGCGCCACCGGTCGGGTTGATCTCGTGGAACACTCCGAAGTCGAGAGCGCGGGAGAGCGCCGGCTGGATAAGGTCAAGAATCTCGTCCACGACCTCAAGCTGGCGGTCCTCGTCCGCCCACAGAACCTCTTCGGTGAAACGGAGGGTCTTGTGGAACTTGAACGGCTTGACCGTCTTGCTCGTCGGAACGATCGTCGAAGCGCCCTTGTCGCCACCCTCAGCGACGTACTCAGCCTCGCCAATGTCGAACGTCCACGACTCGCCCTCACCGAACGTCATCGGGGTCTGGTCGGACAACTCAGCGACTGCCGAGCCGCTCTTGATCTTGCCAAGCCACGGGGTGAGCTTCTGCTTGGGAATCGAAAGCGATCCCGTTGCGAATGATGCCATGATGTTGCCTTTCGCTTAGTCGGGGCGGTTGAAGAGGTTTCGCGCGAACTCGCGCATCTCCTCATCCCCGCCACCATTGGTCTTGTTGGCGCCCTCTTTTCGGGCGACGTTGCCTGTCTTCTTCTGATCTGCGATGCGCTCAGCAAGGCGCTTGGCCTGAGCTTCGAGAGCATCCGCATTGGAACCGGTCAAGAACAGGTCACGGTCCTCGGCAGTGATGCCGTGACGTGTGGCGATCTCGGATCGCAGCGCGCGGGCTTCCGCCTCCGCATGCTTGGCCTCGAGATCAGCAAGCTTCTGCTCCACCGTCTTCGCGCCCTCCGCTTTCGCCTTCAGATCGTTGTAGTCCGCGTACTTCGCCTCAACCCGCGCAATGCGGTCCTTGACGATGCGATCCACGTCAGCCTGAGTCAGACCTGTTTCCTGCTTGCCATCGCCACCATCGGTCGTCGTAGTAGTAGCGTCCGTGGTCGTGGTGGTGTCACTCATTTGGTTCCATCCGTTTCTGTGCCGTCGCACGTCAGAACCCCGAAACTGTCGGGTACAGCCCGCCAAAGACAGGAAGTCAATCGGGGTAGTTCCCCTTGAGGTAGTCGCTCAGGAAAGCCTTCTCCTTGGCGGTGCGCCGACGCTTCGACGCCATGTACTGCGCGGTGTCTGCCTCGGGGCCGATGTCGCCACCCTGGAAGACTGGGGCCGCAGTGCACATACAGTCGTCGTGAGACGCGAATGTGGCGGTCTCCTTGCGGTACACGGCGCCACGGTCAGCGAGCATCCGGCAGAAGCCGCAAGACTTCGTGCCACGCGTGATCCGTTTCCAGCCGATCGCCTGCGGATCCTGCTTCCGGTTCGTGATGATCGTGTCCCGGTACGGGCGCGCCATCTCCGTTCGCATCAACTGGGCGAGCCGAGACGCCGCGAGTTCGTCATCATCGATCGACAGCGGCTCAGAGGCCCACACGACGCCGCGGCGGATTTTCACCGTCCGATCGAGAATGACCGGCGTGGCGCGGTAACCCCCCACGGTCCCGGTGCGCGCGTCATCGTAGAAGTCCGCCGCCAAAGCAGACGAACCCTCCGAATAAAACGCCACCACACCGGGAACCGTGTCGAGAAGCTGCAAACGACGCGACTCCCACGACCCGGACGATCGGCGCAGCATCCACCGCACCTGATCTTCCGCGTCATCACCGAGAAGCGTCAGTTGCGCCTTCGACTCGAGTGCTGTCACCATTCGGAACCTCCGCCTGACGTGCAGCAATCAATGACGCCGCAGACTGGCGTCCAACGCTCTGACGATGCTCCTGCAACGCCTGATCGATCTCCTGTTGAGACCAACCCAGACGCTTCATCGCCACGGTCGTCTCCTTCACCCACTCGGGCAGAGAAGCGATCTCCTTAGCGCCGGCATCAGCCTGAGCGGCACGAGACAGATACACCGGGTTGCGCCACTTCGTATCGATCGAAGCCCACTCCTTCGGGATCTCCGACAACCCGTTCTGGATCGCGAGAGCCGTCTGAATACGGCGACGAATCGGAACCGACCAGTCGTCCGTCGCACCCTCAGCCTCCGCGATCAGATCTTCGCGAGACGCGTTGTACGAGTCCGCCGAGGTCGGGTTCGCCATGTCTGTCAGCGCGAACGCCGAATCAGGAAGGTCGTACTCACGCGCCTCGAGCTTCGCCAACGCGTTCAGGTCGGCAAGGTGAGGCGCAGGCGACTGGGCCGCAATGTGCTTCACATCGGCGCGGCCGCCCTCGATCACATCACCACGATCATCGACAGCATCCGGCAGAACCAGAGCGCGACCCAGCGCGATCTTCCACGACGCCTTGTACGAGCCGTCCTCGTTCTTGAACATGCCCTCATTCGCCCCCAGAAGGATGAGCTGAGGGATCGTGAACACGTCCATGTGCGCCTCAAGACGCACAAGCTCGCGGATCGCCGCATACTGGTGTGAGATAGCGGCAGGAGTGATCCTCGAACGCCCCATACGCTTCGACGAACGCGGCTTGTAGACCAGCGGGTCAACCGGAACATTCCACGGGTGCTCAGAACGATCCGTGAGTTCCCACTTGCCGTCAACCCGGTCAGCGTTGATCGTCTCGCCATCCAGATACAGGACGAAGCCCGTGATCCGATTGCGATCCCACGACGTAACCGACAAGAGGTTGTCCAGCCGGCGCTTCCGGTTGTTCCACTCGCCCGTCGCGTTCAGCGCATCCTTCGCATGAACAAGTGCCTTCGGCTCATCCGCGTCACCCTGCGTCGTGATCAGGTACGAAATCCCATGAATCAGCGAGTCGGTACGACCCTGAGAAAGCTCCGAGTTCAGGAAGTTCGAATCCTCAAGCTCCCGCATCCCCAGAGAATCCAGATCGCCATCAGCCCACACCATCTCGTCCAGGTTGCAGCGACGAGCAAGGCCATCCACACCCTTCGCAGTCCACCCCAGAGCCAGCCCAAGATTGTGATACTGCGGCGGAATGATCGTCCCAACCTGACGGAGAGCAGACTTCCCGTCATACAGATCCGAACGCTTCCGGTTGTGACGGAACTTGTCCTTGAGCTGCTTCGCCAGAAAGTTGACCGTCACAACCTCATCGTCTGAGAGTCCCGGGACTCGCAGAGTCTCATCAACCATGCGGTCCCCCATCCCTACAGCACCAAAGCCGTACGTTCACTAGCGCGGCGCCGAGTCGGGCGTTCCACGTCATCCTTCTGAGCACCCCAAAGGGCAAGAGTTGCCGACACCACAGGAGTGATATCGGACGACTCATCGTTCGGAGTCCAAGCCCAACCACCCGAGCGCATGACACGCTTGCGGGCAACCGAGACAGACACATTCAACTGAGGCTGATCGACATGACGCACACGAGGCTTCGGCTCCATAACAGCGTCATAGAGTTGCCCAGAAGCGATAGCCATGTCTCGCCCCTCCGACGCCGCCAAAGTCACCACCACATCAGTGCCGATGAGGTAGTTCCGCCCCTTGCGCTCCTCAACAAGACCCGAAAGCTCGTCAATCACGACTGCATGAAGGCGGTTCTTCTCCGCGCGAGCAGAGACCCATCCGGCCACCCAGTCCGTGTGCTTACGGTGCTGATCGAGCTCCACATGCCACAACCCGTCAGCGCGCTGACCAGCAAGTGAAACAGCAGCAACGCGACGGTCAGGAGAAACATCGATCGCCAAAGTCAAACGATCAACCGGCATAGAAGCCGGGTCAGAAACCGCAGCCCAAGACGCATCATCGATGACTTGACCGGAATCCAAGGCATCATAGATCCCCAGCGCCTCACGCTTGAACGAATCCTCATTCTTGAGCTGCTTGCGCATCCGCAACATCGACTCAAGCGGCGTACGGTGCGGAAACGACGGATTCGCCTTCGCCCACTGGGCGCGGTCGTCAGAGTCAGCATCCTTATCGGCCGAGAACTCGACGTAAACCATGTCATCCGACAGGCCCACGACCTCATCGTCGGGCTTCGTGCTCAGTGCATCGTTCCGCCGCCCCAGCCACTCCTCACCCGGGTCAGAAGGCCTCGGCGGCGTCCCCATGAAGAACAACAGGGCGCCAGCCTCCTGGCGAGACTGGTTCGTCGCCGCAACCATATCCTCGAGCGCCTTCTCCGAGAGGATCTGCGCCTCATCGAAGACCTCAACATCGACCTCATCGAACCCGCGGCCAAACCCGCCCTCACGGGCTCCGAACATGATCACCGAGCCATTACGGAAGCTGATCTCCTGCTCGCCATTCGCCGTACGGATACCGTCGTTACGCCCCGCCGCTAGATGCCCACGAATCTTCTTCTTCTTCACCATGCCCTGCATGGTCTGGAACGTCTTCGTCGCCGTCTTCGTGCGGTGAGCCGTCCACAGAACAGTCATCCGCGGGTTCAAGATGCACAGCGCAATGACGATCATGCCAACCAGAAAGGTCTTGCCGACCTGCCGGGGAATGGAGAGAACAACCCCGCCGATAGTGGCCGCATATTTGCCGTTCTTCGACTTACCCAGCGCCACCGTGCCAACACCGTGCTGCCAAGAATCGAACTCCACACCCATAGCCGCACACTGTGCAACCACACGCGGCCATGCAGTAGAGACAATCCCGGACGGATACACCACATGCCGCGCAACCTCAGATAGCCGCGGCTTCGAACTCTCCATCTTCGACATTTGCGCCGCCCTCCGCGCCTTCCTCATCGCCCCGCTGCAGGCCCTCAATCTCCTTCGAAAGAAGAGAGAGCTGACGGTGCAGAGCAGCCTTCGCCGGCCCCTTCTCGTCAGGAAGATCCGCCGCGATCTCACGACGCTGCGCAAGAAGGATCTGCAGGTAATCACCTGACTCGATCGCCTCAGCAAGAGTCAGGATCTTCGGCGGGTCGGGAGTCTCATCCGGAGTCACCGCGCGCAGAACAGACTTTCGAACACCCACAGCAGCACCCCCAAACGAAACGAAAAAAAGACCAGAGAGAGACGATCCCAAGACCCGGAGACCTACAGGCGAAGGGGGGCCGGGGGGAGGATGGGGTGGGGTTGAAGACACGTTCGTCGGCTATCATGCCTGTGCTTCGATGAGAGCGTGTCGTTGGGCACCGCGTAGTGATGCGATGGTGTCGTTGACTTGCCACCATCCGTGCTCGCGTAGTGTTGCGGCCTTGGCTTGTGCCCCTCGCCCTGAGTTGCAGGCCATACATGACGGCACTAGGTTCTCGGGACGGTTGTCATCTCCGATGCCGTTGACGTGGTCCGGGTAAAGCCCGAGCGTGTCGCCTCGCGTTGACCAGTGTGGCTGGTTGCAGTTGTTGCAGGTACGGTTGTGCATATCGAACTCCTCCTGTGGAGTCGGTCGTGACCCCGGACGGTGGCAGCCGTTGCGGGGTTTTTCCTTGCTTGGTTCAGTCGAGTGCGCCGCTACGCCGGATGATGGGGGCGTATGCTCGAGCGCGTTTCTTGGAGTTGCAGGCGTGGATGGTGCGCTGCCTTTTTATTGGACAGCGCGTCTGAACCTCCGTTCGCGATGGCCACAACGTGGTCGACGACGAAGCAGTCTGGATCTGGGTATGACAGCGTGTAGTCGATGGGCTTGCCGCAGATGTGGCAGGCCGGCTGTGCTTTGGCGATGATGGCTCGGTGTTTCTTGCGGAGCGCATCGCTGCGACCTTCGCGCATGGGCGCACCTCCGCTGTTGGTGTGTGGGTGTGGAGTTCAGCCGATGCGTGTTCGGTAGTTGTGTTGGATGTGTTTGCCGTATGCGTGGAGGGCGAGGGCGGTGGTGGTGGCTAGTGCGGTCCAGTAGAGGGCGTGTCGCATTAGTCGTCGCCGGGGATGTAGCTGACTCGTCCGCGTGAGGGTGAGTAGTAGCGGTCTTCGGCGCCGCAGTCGCATCGTTCGGCGGCTGCTTCGGATGTCCAGCCGGTTCCGCAGTCTTCGCATACGAACGTGTCAGTCATTGGATGCTGCCGTGGCGATCTGTCGCACCAGCTCGCGAAACATGTTGGAATCGTCAACATCGTTCAGGTCGAGACTTATGATGTCTTCCAGGCGAGGCTCGAGCACTTCCCAGATTGCGTATTCTGTTGGTGTCATCACGTCGGCCACTTGTTCGATTCCGTTCTTCCATGTGCGGTACTTAGGCCCGGTGTATTCTGCGGGCAGGTTGTGTTCTGCGTACGCTTCTAGGCGTTTCGGTAGGCGCAGTGGGAGTTTGTTGTTGAACGTCCCTGCGATTACTGTTTTCCATGCCATCTTCACGATGATGACGATGAGCAAGGTGCTCGCAGAGCCGATCGTCATGTGTTTATTCACTGTGGTGCCACGTGTGTTTGACGCCGCACCAACAGACGGTGATGCCCTCTTCGAAGATCCTGATTTCTCTGCCGCACCCGACGCAGCTAACTTTGCGTCGGCGTTCACGTGTCTGCGCGTGAAGCATGATCAGGGATAGTGACAGCGTACCGAGACCAACGAATACCATCGGGCCGTCCGCGGTGGACAAACCTAGCGTGTTGATGATTGCGATTGTTGCCCAGAAGATCGCGCGGTTAGTCTTCATCGTCGTCGACCTCGCCGTGTTCGCGGGATTTCAACCATTGGTGGAGTGTGAAGATGCCGAGCGCGAATGTTCCGAGTGCGCCGGCTGTGACCCATCCGAGGATTGTGCTGAGCGTGTCAGTCATTGGTTTCTCTTAGGTAGTAGAGTTCGCGTTCGAGTGAGCGTGCTTCTTTGCGACGCTGGTATGCGACCGTGTTGGCGAGTGTCCGGTATGAGTCGGCTTGGTCGTTGTCGTTGCGGTCGATTGCTTGTTCGGCTTTGTCCCAGAGTCGTAGGATTCGTTCATCCATCGTCGTCTTCCACTTCGACCGAGTTGGAGTTGGCTGCGAGTTCGATGTACAGCATGTCGGGTTCCTCGCCGTACTTTGCGCGATACAGCATGCCGATGAGGATGTCCTTCTCAAGGACCCACCAAACTTCTTTGGATGGCTGTTCAGTCGTCATTGTCTTCACCAACTCGGCATTGGTCGGATGCGCAGAGAAGGTAGTCGCCCTCGCCGTCTGTGTATCTGATGGCGAGGTCGTCGATGATGTCGCGGTCGGTGAACATCGGGTGCTCCTATGCCGATAGTTCGTACAGGAATGCACATGCGAAGTTCGAGGCCGTCTGGCATGGCGACGTAGATGTGCGCCATGCAATCACCACGCCCAACTCCACCGCGCCAAACTCAACGAGCTTGGCGCATAGCCGTCGCATGATCTACTGCGACGCCGAACGACGCGCCCTCGTCATGCTTCTACTTCGAACTCGTCTTCGAACTCATCCACAATCACTCCTCGTCGAGACCGTAGTCATCCTCAATGGCCGTTCGGAGGTCGCGTTGTTTCGCGGCGTCGACGAGGCTTGATGTGTAGTAGGCGCTTGGGGGTTGTGCCCTGTTCGCACATGTAGCAGTCGTGTGAGTGGGACACGCGGCAATCTGGTTCTTTGCGGATGATTGGTACGCGCCCACCGTCTGCGTCTAGGCGGTGGATTGCTGATGGGAAGCTGCGTTTTCGGCTTCTGCTCACATCGGCCCCTGTCTATCCGGTTTTGTGGATAGCGGGCGCGTATCCGGGAAACGTAATACGAGTGTTTGTTACGTGCACCGAACATGTGTGTGATGTTCGGTGCGCGTAACTTGGTTGTCCCCACCTTGCCTCGACGCCTGTTTGCCTAACATGTGGCTGTCTGCCTTATGGCTGTTCGCGTGGGAGGTGGGAGGTGTGTGGGGGTGGTTGTGCGGCTCTGCCCGCACTCGTTGCCTTCGACGCCACCCGCGCCGGTCATCCACGGGCCTGTGCAACCCTGATGACGTTCGCCGTGCTAGCACATGCGGCCGATGTCCGTTCACGCACCCAAAGGTTGAGTGAACGGCTTACGGTCACCTCAGGCGACCACTTCTTCGATGAGCGTTGTCCCGCCCCAGTTCGTAACATTCCGATGCCACCAGGTAGCCATCCTCGCTACTGTCCGTGAACGATAGAGTGCGGTCCAGGATGATGGCCCCCGAGTCGTACGCCAAGTCGTAATGGACAAGCCAGCGCATGGGAGTTTCCTATAGGTGTGTTAGTAACCGCCGGCGTACTCTCACTTACGGGTCGCAGATGAGAGTGTGGTCGTGCTGAAATCGCGGATACTTCCTGTCATCCGGGAACGGTGTGCGCGTGAAGCTGATGCGTCCACCAAACCAGTAGTGCCAGAGGATGGGAATGCCTCTGGTTCCTTGGTATCGCTCCGAGAATGACTTGAACTGTTCTCTTCCGAACCGCACGCCGTACCAGTTACTTCGGGTCACGAGGACCAACAGCGGCCTCATCCTGTCCCGACCCTCGTTGCGCTCGTTGCGCGGCATCCATCGAACATCCATCAGAGCACCGTCAAACTTTGTAGATCGAATCCCTCTTCGGTTATGTCGAAGACGAGCAGCCCGGCGTCGGAGTCACCGGGGCCGATGTTGCGGAACCAGGACGAACCGTTGTCCGTCGTGCACGCCTGCAACCACCACTTCTGCCGCCCCGTGTTCGGGTTGCGACCAGAAGGGATGACGGTCAGGTGGTGGTAGTGGCCGCTCAGCATGATGTCCGCGCGTGCCATTGGCATGCCGCCGTGCTGCTGTTTCTGCCACCATGTGACGGCTTGTCCGGGTGAGAACTGGTTTCCGTGGACCATGCCGAGGACGGTGCCGAGAACGTCGAGTGTGACGGATTCGTCGTACATGTCACTGAACTTCCATGTCGCGTCGATCCCGGCAGCTTCAGCAACCTTGCGGACCTGCTTGTGGACGAACATGCCCAGGTCGTCTCCGGGTCGTCCAAGGTTCTGTTTCCCGTTGCGCCAGGCTGTGTGGTTCGACGGCGCCGACATGACGTCAACGTGTCCGTGGCGGTGCATGACCTCAAGGAACTTGTACAGCTCGGTGCCGGCTAGATCCATCTGTTGCGCCAACGACAGGTCGTTGGTGAACATGGGGTTGCCGCCGGATTCGAAACCTTCGAACAGGTCACCCACCTCAGCAAGAACCGTCGATTGTGGTTTCCGCTGCTTGAGGTGTGCGGCGAGACGCTCACGCATCCCTGCGAGCCGGTCTATCAGCTCGGGTGTGCCACCGCGGCGGTCAACCTTGCCCGCTTGCACGTCGGAGAGGGCTACAACGGTGGCCCGGTTAGCGGGCGCCGTCTTGACCTGTGCACGCGGCTTACGACGCGCCTCCGCATACAACGCGGGCAGTTCAACCTCAGCGCCCGTGAGACGCCGGAACTGGGCCCTGTACGAGTACAGGTTGATGATGTCCCGGTCGCCGTTCTCGGTGCGTTTCGACGACTGCCAGGTGGACATGCGTACGGTGTCGTCGACGATGGCGAACGATTCGGGATCTAGTCCGAACCGGGAGAAGATCTCGTTCCAGTCGGTGATGGGGGTTTCGGACTTGATGTCGCGGAACTCTCCCCCATCCGGTCCAACGTCGACGGTTCCCATGTTGGTGGGTGGTGTGGGTGGTTCGGAGAGGCGGTTGGCGATGCTCATTTCGTGTATCCCATTCGTCTGCGCCAGGTT